CATTATGACGGCTGAAGTCTGAAAACTTCCTGAATTCTCTATTATTTGCTTTCTTAATTCGGAAAAGATCCTTAATCTATCTTCCATCACGCTAGTCACTTTTGGTCTCAGTGCAGCGTAGATAAACTTAATGGTTGGAGATATTATCACATTGTTTATCATCCAGAACGAATTAAATTCTTCTATTCCAGAAAAGTTTGGAGACGTGCTTTTCACATCTGAGTGTGTCATGCAGGCCATTCTTGCTAGTTCCCTTGACCAGAACGAGCAAATTGTCAGTAAGGAAACAGCCAGACATTTATTTGACACTAGGGTTGGAAGTGAAGATGTTGGCTTCATTAGTATGGTTCGAATGACGGATGAATCATCAGATGACACCTTCCACTTTTCTTTCATGTACGTCATTTCGTTTTCTCTTTGTTTGATTGCTCTCGTTATGAATTCTTCACATATTTTAGCGCATAATAAAGCATGCCCTGAGTGGAGAAGTGAACTAGTGTAATGGAGAATGCCCTGCATCATGTTGGACACATTTATCAAGTATATCATTCCCTTCTTCACTAAGTCATCCTCGTCTGAGAGTCCCAGGAATTGACGTCTCATCTCGTTTGTTATTTCTGTGAACGACTCGAGATTTTCCTTGTTCAAAAAGTCCTCTAGCATAGATTTGGGCAGTTCTATCTTTTTATCAGCAACGCAGTTCAAAACTCTGCATATCAGCTTGTAGATCGCTGCTTCTTCGTTGTCATCCAAATTCAGTATTCCTGCATACAATGTAGCAAACAAGGGCATGGTGAATCCTTGGCACCAGGTTGTTTTGTCATCTGAATCAATGTTGGTTATGTCGATTGTTTTCCCTGTTTTTGATTTTAGTTCTTTCATTGATTGATAGTGTGCTTCTGAGTCTTTGATTTTTGTAGTTCCCTTGGTTAATTTTTCCATTGGTAATTCTTCGCACAGTGCCCTGCTCACGGTCTCCACGTAAGAGATGCATAGTCTCCCCAGCATTGTTAATATAAAGATTTCTCTAGGTCCAGACAATTGCTGCTTTTTAAATGTTCCCACGCAAAGTCCTCCAGTGTCCTCCAAAGACTTAACTAGATCAGTTATTTGTAACAGAGGTGAGTTGCTAATGATTCGACATAGATGTTCATTCACGGCTGCCTCCATCAGTTTGCAGGTTTTTTCCTTAATGTGGTATTCTTTGACTTCGGATTCTTTTTCATCTTCTGTATAATCATATTTGTCTTCGTCCACATCCAATTTGGCCACCATTTCCACAAAACAGCCAAATGTTAAATCTTGACATTTAGAGTTGTCTATTCTTTGTAGTAGTGCTAGAATGTTTTCCAAAGCTCTCACTTTTTTGTTCATTTCTCCTTTAATCTCTTGATACACATAGCTGTAAGGTTTGACAGATGAACTCTTGAGAGTAGAATATTCTTCTAATCTTCTCATCTTGAATTCTCTAAAGATTGAATCTTTTAACCAGGTTTTAAAAGTCCCACCTTTCTGCACATCTATGTACTTACGTATCTCCCTCCCCATTCGTTTAACGTAGCCATATGAGAATTCGTGAGCATTTAATCTTGTGGCGCAAGCAGTCTCATAACCTAAGAAACTGGTTCTAGCGTCTTTCATCTTTTTTTCTTCTTCTGCTATTTTGACGTAGATTTTGTAAAATCCTTGTTTCTGATCTCCTTCGTCTTTATTTCGTGTGACACCTAGGTAAGAAAGAAATAGAGCAATCTCGTATGAACTGAACTCACTCATTGTGACGTAAGAAACCAATCCAGAAAATTCGTCAATTGCTAAAGCCACATTTTCCACTAAATCATCCGAGTTGTCTATAAACTCACTGTTTATGTCTCTTTTAGATTTGATCACATTGTATGACATTGCTTCTATGGCTTCAAAAATGCGTCTAGTCAAGAAAACTCCGAATCTAGAGTGTATCATTGGAGAAAATTTCTTCTTTATTTTCCATGGCCTCTTTTGTGTTGGGGTTTCTCTTGACGCTTCCATGTAAGCATACCTGCTCAACAAAGCATGCTGAATAGTCATACTTTTCGAATCCATACACATTAACATTGAGAACAAAGTGTGCATTTTGGCTTCTCTTCCAGAGCTTAAGTCATTGTATTTGTCCATGCATTTGAAGATTTCATGAGTGTGAACGTTTAAAGCAGCAATGTACTCATTTGTGAACAGAGCGTGTGACAGTCTATGTCTGTCTATGGAACAGAAGTCGTAGATGACATAATCGTCATTGTAATCATACGGTGTCTGAAAAACTCCTTCCCATTTGGGTTTGAAGACGTCGTCTTTTCTTACCATAATGCTGTAGAATATCTTTCTGTCTGGTCTAGTAGTTTTCACCAACATCCAAACGTCTGTCCCTCTAATCTTTTTCATCAGAAATTCATTTCTTCCGGTGTATTGTGTTAGAGAGATGTTTACTTCTTCTAATATTTCGTCGATTGATCTCAAGATGGAACTTATTCTCCTTTCATCGTAATCCTCTATCAGCATCATTGCTTGATTCAAAGATTCTTGTTGATCTCCAAGAGTCGTCTTCGTGTCTTCGTATATCTTAGAAAACATGTCCTTTAATAGCTGTCCCTTTTGTTCTTTTTCATACCAAAATTCTACGTCCTCTAAGCATTGTTGGATGTCGTCAGTGTTTACTTTCATTGAGAATGGAGTTTTAGTTTTCCGTCTGTTGTCTCTCATGTAATTTTTTCCTGATTCTTTCTTACCCTGCACTCCTCTCTGAGCCATAAACTCTTTCTCGTCTGGCATTTGCTCTAGTGGCATAGAAAATCTGTATTGTTTGCTTCTCTCTTTGGCTGCTGCTTTAAGATTCACCTCTTGTTCCTTAGACTCAGCTTGCATTTCTTCAACTTTTTCATCTTCTTTGGCTTCTCGTCTCTCTTCTTTATTCTTGAACAATTTTCGCAATTTCTCTCGTTGCCGTTGCGCTGCAGCATTCGCCATGCTTTCCAAATTCTGGAAATTGTTTCGTCTATCTTCAGGTTTATCCTTCGTGAATTCTCCTCCTTTATATGACGTCGGAGTTCCAGTGAACAATAATTTCTCCATCTCTTCTCTATCTTTTTGATTAACTAAAAATTCATCGACGCTGTCTTTTTGTTCAAATGCAACTCCCC